CTTAGGAGCATTTGTGGTGTAGCAAACGCCATTCTCAAATATATGAGAACAAAACTCAAATCTATCAACCGAGGTGGGAACTTCTTTAATGACATGTCCAAGAGCGAGCATTTTAGCTTCAGCGTCTTCAACATAATCAGCAAGGCAATCGTCACCAGCGGCTTTCGCCATGGTACCACCAATAATGTAATGATCGTCTACACGAATCCTCGAATTGGAGGATGCGGTGCAATACATTCCACTTTTCATGATCCCAGGTTCGATTTGGGCTAGACAGTCTCCGTCTGAAAGGACAAAGACCGACAAAGCCCTACATCGGAATAGATTGTATACATAGGTTTCAAATGGGGTATCTTTAGCTCCCGCAAGGAGTACTCGATGCTCGATTTCTCGGCAGAACTCTCCCCACGTCACACCAAAGTCCCATCCAGAAACGTCTGTAGCCATGAGTTTTCCAGCGTTATCAATATCTCGCGCATTGCTGATGATTTGGGCAACACTATCACTAGTGAAACCCATACCACAAGCGGAAGGAGCCAAGCCCCAGTTATCACGCTCTGCATGGTTCTGGACCATGAAGGCGATACGATCACACATCTCATCAATGAGAGAAACGCTAGATATAAGTCGCAAACGCTTATTCGCGACTTTCTCCTGAGTGTGGGGTTCATTCTTTACGAAAGTTTTGACTGGGTCACAATAACCCATTTCAACTAGATCTTCAGCTGTAAGTGAATCTGGTATTCTTTCTTTACATAAGAGGCGAAAGCGAGCCTCTACGGATTTCTTTATATCTCCCGGCATGATTTCAAAAATCTTGCCTTTCTCCATAGCAATATTGCTAAGGGGAAATCCAGGAGATGCATCCTTCTTCACGCTCTGGACAAGCACGCGGTAGCACGTGCTAAGTCCAGGGCTTGTTCCAGAGCCTCCGCATCCGTTAACCCAATGGTCATAAAATATTGTAAACATTTTCGGAACGTGGGTTTTCGGATATAGCTCAAGAATTTTCGAAGTTGCTCTTCGTCGAGATTCTGCGCTAGGC